TGATATCATACAAACATATGATGGATGTCAATACACATTTATGAATACTTTAAAACGTTCTGCATGGTCTTGTATAAGTATAGATTACCCTAATGGTAAAAGAATATGGATTGGGTATAATATTATTTATAAAATAAATGGAGAATCAATATACGCCCAAAGTAAGATTTTAGAAAAGTTGTTATCTGCAATTAAGAAATAACGGAGGCTCTATGAAATGTAAGAAATGTAATATAGAACTCTCACAGTTTCCCTTAAAATGTAAAACATGCAATGAGCCGCTATGCGATACTTGTTATAGCGTGCTCAAAGGGGAATGCGAAGAATGTTCTAAAGAGAACAATAAAATACCTGAAGTCTGGAGAAGGTCTTGGTTAACAGCATATGACAAATGTCCTTATGAATGTTATAAGATTGCGATAGAGGGTGTTAAAAACTTAGATAATATATGGAGCAAGGTAGGTAATATCCTTCACGATATATTCGATGAGGCCTCATTAGGTAAATTAAAGCAATCACATGAATTATTATATGGTGAATACATCCATAGATTCAGTGAGGTGATAGCAACTGATGAAGGTAAACGAATGATATCAGAAGCACAAAAACTAGTTAAAGGCGATATCATAGATAAGATGAAATTAAGAGGTAATGATAGTATTACAAATTATCTCGAATATGAAGCTGAATCACCAGCCCCTATATCAACTGAAGAGAAACACTTCTTGAATATAGAAGGTTGTCAGAAAATCTCAGCAACTATAGATAGAGTTAATCCTCTACCTAATAATGAAGTTGAGATAGTTGATTATAAAACTGGTAAATGTTTCTATGGTAAAAAACTAGCAAGCGACCTACAAGTACCAATCTATATATTAGCTTATAAAGAAACACATGGAAAACTCCCTAAGAGATTTGTATTCGTCTTTGTAGAAGATGGAAAGAAACGAGTATTTGAAAGGGTTGATGATGATAAATATGTTTGTACTGTTGTTAAAAGAGAATATGTAATTAGTTTACAGGAAACTATAAGGCATATAAAAACTATATTTGCAAGAGTATATCAAGGCAAATTCAGCATCCCTGGAAATATCAACTCATTCTATTGTGCAAACTTCTGTGGAGTTGCGAAACAAGGTCACTGCGCAGGTGCAGATGACCAACAATGGTTAAACTTGAGGAAAAACTTATGAGAAAAATAATAGTATATGACGTTGAAGGTTTAATTTCCTCTAAAAGTGGTTATGAAGAAACCCTCTACACATTCGCTGAGATGATTAGTTTTAAAGACTATGATATGGATGAATTAGAATGGGATAGAATAATAGAGGAAAGTGATAGGCCTGTAGGATGGGTCCATGCATACACAGTAAGTGGATTAAGAATCTTCGTACCAGTATATGAGTGGGAGAAATGGGAAGAGGTACATAAATGCCAAGGTAATTGTGTTAACTGTACTTGTAAACATTAGAGGTAAATAATATGATTAGTAAAAGAGAAGCTCAAAAAAGAACTTTAGAAGCACATGAAAGAATTGTAGATGAAACAAAGAAAAAGTACCATGATAAATATTTTTATTTAACTAATCTAATTGGTCAAAAAGTACTTATAGCTATTAATAAAGGTAAATATTATTGTTCATTCACAATAAGTAAAAAAGAAGGTAACATAGAATTATTTACAAAACTATTAAAAATAATCAATTATGAATCAGAATTAGAAATAGTTATAGATAATTTTAAAACAATTATAGATGTTAGAATTAGTTGGAGATGATGTAATGGGTGTTATTATTATAATGATATTAATGTATACTGGAGCAATTCTTTGGGGTTGGTTCGGGCCTAATAAGAAGGAGAAATAAGATGAATGAAGAAAAAATTACTAAAGATTGGTATGAATTATTAAGAAATAAAATAATTGAATTACAAGCTGAATTACAATTATATGTAGATATACTTGAAGCCAAAGAAGGTAAAAAATATTCAGAAGAAGAAATCAAAGACTTATTAAGTTTAGATGAGGAAGACGACTTTCCCAATGCTGACTCAGCCTGGAAAGAAGCCTATGGAGACGAATGGGACGAAGAGGAGGACAAATAATCTATGTTTATTATGTATGTAATGACATTCGTATTAGTAAATATATTTGGAGCTTATATAGCATGGACTAAGAAATCATTTAGAATCTTTCAGTTCGCATCTCTAGCATCTCTTATCCCAGGAGTAAATGTCGTAGAGCTGGCTATATTCGTATTCTATATAATGCTAAACAAACTATAGTGAAAGGAAAGGACTATGAAGAATTACAATGGAAAAAGTTTTAAATGTGAATATGGCTCAAATTTAATATATACAATTTATCATATTGATAAAGCGCCACAAAAATATGCAAAAATTGTTGACATTATAAATGAAACTGATAAATATATTGTTTGTTGGGGTGATAAATCATTAGGAGCAGTAACATATCCATATAAAGTTATTGATGCGAACTGGAATAATGGTTGGATTCCTGTACACATTAGTCCAATCTATAAAGCACTAGTAAATGCTATTAAATAGCGGAGGCACTATGAAGTACGTATCAAGTAGTTACAGAGGTAATCCCGAAGGAGGGATGAAACTTGCCTTTATCGGAGACCTTCACATAGGTCATATCAGTTTTCAACGAGCTGTTTTACAACAGATGTTTGATATAATTGATGCCGACAGAGAGAACTATCGTATACTGTTAATGGGCGACTTATTGGAAACAGCAACTAAGTCCTCAATTGGAGCTGGAATATTTGAAACAAATTTAACTATTGAAGGCCAAATTGAAAGATGTTTAGAATTATTCAGACCCTATGCAGATATAATCGATGGTATCGTAGAAGGCAATCACGAGGCTAGAATTTATAAGATGACTGGAATAGACATCACAAAAAGAATAGCTGATGCACTAGGAATTAAATATCTAAGATATACTGGAGTTGTTAAATACAACGTAGGTAATATCAGATATATGGTAAATGTTTGGCACGGAGCTGGTGGTAGTGGAACTATTGGTAACTCATTTAATAAGTGTATTAAGATGGCAGCTAAAACTGTCTCAGATATATACGCTATGGGTCACACTCACAAACTAGGAACTACCTCAAGACAATTTACCATCCCTAGAACAGTACGAGTAGAAGAAATAACTCAACACTTTATTTTAACTGGGTCAGCTCTAAGCTATGACGAAACATACCCAGACGGAATGAACCTTGAGAGAGTTACACCAGGTTTTCCGGTTGCTACATTAAGTGGGCATCGCAGAAATATTACAGTAGCCTTACATGCCTATAATGGATAATAAAGGTTACGTAGAAGACAAAACAAAACTTAAATGGCAACCACCATACAAACCAAGACAAAAACTCTCTTTCACAGTCCCAGTTCCTCCCTCTAGCAATAAAGCTTTTTATAATGGTAGAAGAGGAGTAAAGGCATACGCAAAACTCTGGATGAGCAATTGTAAGGCTCACATCCTCAGAGTAATCGCAGACACCAACTGGCAATATGAAGGAGAACATGTTTGGTTCTATGTAGACCTAATATACTATTTTCCAGATAGACGATTCAGAGATAACCATAACACCTTTAAAATATTCTTTGATGGATTACAAGGGTCGTTTATAGAAAATGATTATTACATTATGCCAAGAGTTTACGGTTGTTATCTAGACCGTGACAATCCAAGAGTAGAAGTCTTAGTGAGAGCTCAGACGGAGGCACAACGTGAAAAATATCGGAAAGGTTTTTAGTAAGGGTTTAGGAAAACTATTAGTAAAGATAGACAAAATCGAGTTGTTCGATAAAGACTTAAAACTTAAAATAGAATTTAGTCTTACCAAACCCGATGAAGAAAAGAAGTGATGCTTATGAATAGATATAAAATAAAATTTGTATTACTCAATGGAATGGTTATATTTAAAAGTATAAACGCCACTGAAGAACAATACAAACTCATACAATTAATGGTAAATGATACATTGGGAAATCCCGAATACTTTAATTCAGAATTAAGGATAAATGATTTCTCAATCCCTATCAACACAATACAAAATATAGAGATAACTCTAGAGGTGACAAATGAAAAAACCAACTCAATTTATGGCTCAAATAACTGTAAGATATTCAGACGACTCTGGACAGGCACTAGAAAGAAGCTTTAGCGTATCAGGAGATGATACTTATCAAGACTATATGGACCAAATGAGTAAAATCTATGAACAAATTAGATATACTTTCGGAGCTGTAGAATTTGATAAATTATCAGTTAAGACTGAAGAACCAGTTATCAAAGAAGTTAAAGACGAACCTGATAAACATACTGAAGCGGTTGCTGGAGCTTGCTCAGAAAGCACACCTGTATAAGGAGAAAGATTATGAATAGAAGATTAGCAATACAAACATTAATCGTTATATTATTGGTGGCCTGTATGGTCGCTAATGCTATAACAATTAACGAGTTAAGTAATAAAGTAGAACACCTTGAAGCATCAACTGAAGTTAAAATTATAGCTACTGAAGATGCTATAAATGAAACAGTAGTTTATATCAATGAAAATCTAGTAACCCAAGAAGACCTTATGATAGTCCTACAGGAGTTTTATAATTTCCTGATGGGTCAGTAGAAGAATGGAAACCACCTAAAGTCAAAGAAGACTTTAAGAAATATAAGCCTGAACGTATAAGGCTTTTTTAGGAGGAAAATTATGAATACAACTAAATTAAATAAAGCGATTAAAGTAGCTCAGAAAAGATTTGAAGACATTCTCACAGTTGTAAGAATAGACGATATCACGATTGTAGTTTTAGAAGATGGTAGTGCTGGCGCATCTATCAGAAAGAAAGGGGATACTGACAAACCCTTAAACGCAATCATATTAGCTTATCACAGAGCTAAATCAGAACAAGTATTAGAAAGGTTATAATATGAAAGTAGTTATAGATATTGAAATTAAAGACGAAGTAAGATGTTATGAAATAGCTACTGAAATAAAATCACTATTACAAGACTTAGTAAAAGATATTTCAAATTGGAATATAACAGTAAATGTTGAGGAGCAATAATATGAAAATAGTTGCAATTCAACCCTATGGAGACCGCATAATATGCATCATGGATAATGGTGTAGGTGTGCCTAAGGATGAGATAGAAGGAGAAGTAAAGATAGGGTAATAGTAGAGTTCATTGATGATAAGTTCGTAGTCTCTGGAGCTGCTCCCGAGGCTTGTGCAGCGTGAGGCGCTAAGTAATCGTCAGGTGACGAAAGGAGATATTATGAAATTCAAAGTTATGTTAGCTAAAAAGTTTGCAAACCATAAACATAAAATAACAAATAATTTTACCATAACTAAAAAGCTTGATGGAGTTAGAATTATCATAATTAAAGAGAATAATATTGCAAAGGTATTTTCTAGAACTGGTAAAGAATGCAAGGGGCTAAATGAAATAGTCAATGAAATAAATTTATGTGAAGAAAATGATATCGTATTAGATGGTGAATTATTAGCAATCACAAATAATAGTTTGAGTACGCAGCAACAATTCACAGAAACCATAAAAAGAAGTCAAAATAAAAGTGAAAATAAAACTGGACTAATCTTTAATATATTTGATATGATATCATTAAAAGAATTTGAAAATGGCACATCTAAACTTAATCATATAAATAGAAAATCACTATTACATGAATGGTTTAATAAATATAAATTCAAACACAATATAATAGTAAAAGATTTATATATTGGCAATGATATTAATATGATAAATATATGGATTGATATAGCCTCAAACCAAAACTGGGAAGGTCTTATGATTAACTTAGATAAACCATATGTATGTAAAAGAACAGATTCTTTATTAAAGATAAAGAAAATGCAAACAATTGATTTAAAAATAACTGATATCATTATAGGTAAAGGAAAATATTCCACAGTAATGGGAAAATGTATTGTAAAATACAAAGGTAATAATGTAGGCGTTGGTTCGGGATGGACCGATGAACTACGAACAAAAATGTATAATAATAAAAATGACTATATTGGAAAAATTATTGAAATACAATACTTTGAAGTTTCTAAAGATAGTAAAACAAATTTAGAAAGTTTAAGATTCCCTGTATTTAAAAGATTTAGAAATGATAAAACAAAAGAAAGTTATAATTAAGGAGGTGTAATATGTTTGGAAAGTTTATAAAAGATAAAGAATTATCTATAGTAATTTTAGGAATAGTTGTAATCGGAGCCTTATTCATAGGCGTAACAGATGTCGTGCTACTCATAGCAGGAGGTTTGCTAGGTTACATCAAAGGGAGTTCGGAGGACTAATATGAAAAAATATGAAGTATACTATAATCAATACGATGATATTGACCCTAACATTTATGGTAGGAATAAATTAAGAATCTTTGCAAGCTCAGAAGAGAATGCAGAAGTATTCGCAAAATCATGGTTAAGTAAAATGTATGGAGAACATTGGGAAGTGACTGAAGTAATCTCGGTTGAGAAATTCACGGAGAGAGCCTGGGGAACTGCCAGAATCCATAGAGCTGAATAAGAAAAGGAGCCAATTAAGGCTCCTCCTTTTTCTATGTTAATTACAACAGCACAACAATTATTGTGACAGCTAATGTCAACACAGTAATAATACCAGTTACTAAAGTCCCTATCATTAACTGATTCTTGTTTCTAAGTATCTTCATAATAGTCTTTACATCGTCTTTAATCTCACCGACATCGTCCTTATTATTCTCTATATTACCTTCGTTATGAATAACTCGTTCCATGATTTCCCCCTTCACCTTCTCGTTACCAAGCTCTACAATAAGCTTTATCTCTTCCCGTGTAATATTATCTTCGCCCATGACTCACCTCCAAGGACTTATTCGTTCTTATCAATCTCATCTACTAGTTTACGATAGTTATATTTCTCTTGGTCATACGACAAGAATCTAAGTCCAGCCAATTGAGCAATAATTTCTAATACTCTATCTTCGCCTTCCTTCTTAACTAACTTCTTAGTATTACTTAAAGGACCTATTTGTTTAGCTATATGAGATAGTCTTCCATCAAGTTCATTACCATAATAGAAATCTCTATTTAAAGCTAACTCAGCAGGAGCTTTAATGAATGGACTTAATCTACCTATCAATGATTTTAAATCAACAGATAAGTCTTGGAATGGCATATTAGGATTATATATCTTTACTCCTTTCTCACCAGTTCCAGGTAATGTAATCCAATCTTGTGCAAACTCACCAGCATCTTTACTTCTATCAAAATTAATATTAGGGTCTCCAACATTAGATTTATCAATAGCTTGTAAGCCCTTTACGAAAGGTCTATACTTCTCAGGATGTTTGATAACTTGTTCCATTTGTAATGGAATGTTTTTCTTAGCCCAAGTCCAAAATGGAATAGCCCTTCTTAAAACTTCTTTCTCAAATACAGTAGCATTCTTATAATCAAATAAGAATTTGTTTGTAAAATCAGCAGCTAATGCTGGGTCTAATCCTTCTTCGAGATGATGAACAAAGTTTAATAACCTATCCATATTCTCAATATCAGAACCTACCTTAGTTCCAACCTTATATGGTAAAAACTCAGTAGTACTCAAAGGGTTATATTTAGCCCATTTAGTAGCTGACTTCTTGCTTGATTCCATTAATTTTCTAATCTCATATCCAAACTGACCTGAATCAATAACATCAAATTGAATACCAATCTGTAATATCTCTTCAGCAGAATATTTCTTACCAGTCTTAGTTACAATATCACCTTTAAATGCTCCAGTCATTATATCTCTAATCTTCTTTTTTTGTTTGAAATCAAAAGACTTAATTCCAATATCTAAGTAAGAATTGAAACTATTACCTAATGCATTTCTAGCATGGAAAGATGGATTAACAACAGTTACATTTAACTTCCATAAGTGAAGCATTTTATCATAAGCATCTAACATATGCTGAATACCTTCAGCTTTTTGATATTTAGATAATTGATTAAAATGATTTAATACACTTTGGTCCATATTTCTAACATTGAATAATCTCTTATTGTTTTCAGTAAGTTTAAATAAAATATCAGCACCATCAATTACTTCTGCATATAAATCATTTGCACGAAAGTTGACGAATACTCCTCTATTTGCTAATTGTTCTATAACATAATCAGAAGTAAGTTGTGTACCTTTAGGTACTCTATTTTTAAATACTTTTATTAGATTTTCTTTAGTTACAACAGGGACATCAAAGCCAGTTGGAACCTTATTAAGTTCAAACTTACGAGTTACTAAATCATAAATCTTATTCATATTCTTTTTATCAAATACAAAGTTTTCATGTTTTATAGCACGCTCAGTAAGTGCCTTAACTAAATCAGTTTCATAAAGGTCTCTAGGAACTTTAATGCCTGTATCTGCAAAAGTAGGAATCCCACCTTTAGCAACAGTTTCATCCCATGCCTTTGTGAAATCATCTATACTACCTTTCCAATTTCTCTCTAATTGACTTGAGATGAAAGGTCTACCATCAGAACCTACCACAGCATTCTCAGCAAGCTCAGTATAATTATCAAATAAATGCTTGTGCTTTTCTTGAACTATATGAGGGAAATATCCTTTAACGACGTTACTCTCTTCTATAATAGCCATATCATCTAAAAGCTTTCTAATATCTTTAGCAGAGTCTATAACCTTAGGGTCAACACCTCTTCTTAAGAGTTCAGCTTCATCCATAATCTTAGAGAAGTCTTTAAACTTCCAATCTACGAATTGGTTATAAGCCATACCTAATTGAGTTCTAGCATAGTCATCTAATTGGTTATCTCTAAAAGCTTTACTTAATTGTCTTTGAGTATTTTGAGCATCCTCAACTTGACCTAAATAAATTTTATCTTGTAATACTTCATCAATAGATTGAATTTGTGCATTCAAATCAGTATTTTGAACCCAATAACCTTCTTTAGTCTTTTGAAGATTAACTTCAATAGCTTCCATTTGGTCGTCTAATTCACTGATTTTAATATCAGTCTTTTCTAATAAAGCATCATAGAACTTCTCAGTATCTACTTGCTCAACTAATCCACGTTCTAAAGCATCATCCATCATACCATCTATAATCTCTCTCTCAGCAGGAGATATATCTTTCAATCTCTTGTCAGGGAAATATTTTTGTAATAAAGACTTTTTATACATTCTAGCTCTACGCTTATTCATGCCCTCAATCTTTTTAGATATACTATCGAAATCAATCTTTAAGTATTTATCTAAGTTATCAATTTGCTTTTGAGTAAGGTCATACTTCTTAGCTCTATCTTTAGCAGAATCTATAGTAGCACTAGCAAGTTTAGCTTGTTGAGCATCTCGTAATTGTTTGTTTTTAATCTTAGCAATATTCTCCTCAGGAGTTTGGTTGAATAAGTTATTAACATAATCTCTCAAATCTTCCTTCTTAGCTTGAGCTGCAATATTCTTAGCATCAGCTTTCTTTTGAATTATACTTCTAGCTTCATCAGATATTCTACCAGGTTTAACCTTTTTAGTAACACCTGTAATTTGGTCAAATGCCTTAGCCTTTAAAACTGACTCAGGAATTGCTTCACCTTCTACGAAAGGTTTACCTAAATTAAAATCTTCAGTGTCAACAAATTTAGAGCCATCTCTAACTATATCAGAACCTCCAACATAAGCATCTATAAACTCATCAGACTCATTAGCCTTTTTAGAAACATTAGCAACATCTTCCCAAGGGTCAAACTCTTGTTGTTTTAGAGCTTGCTTAGTTTTACCAAAGTAATCAGTCTTTAAAACATTATCTATTTCAGCATCACTAAGAACTCCAAAAGAACTCTTGGCTTTGGCTTGGGCAACGTTTAATTGTCCAGTATCCATAAGTCTTTTATTACGAATAGTAAGTTCCTTAGACAACTCATCTAGCTCAACTAATTCAGCATTAGAAATAGTACCAGATAAAATCTTATCATCTAATTTATTCTTACGTAATTGTAACGCTTTATAATCTTTACCTTTAATAGCTTTCATTTTATTAGAACGAACTAATGAATCACTTGCATTTATATTCTTAATATACAACTCAAGTCTTTCAGGTTCATTTACAATTAGTTCATCTATTCTATTGAAATAGTCTTTACCTATTTTCTTACCAGCAAACTCAACATCAGCAATTGATTTAGCTTCATCATATCCTTCTCTAAGTGTCTTAGAATAATCGAAGAACTCATCAGCAGTATCATTAGCATAACTGTTTAATGCTTTTTTGAGTTGCTTATCAGTTAATGTACTTCTTAATGGCATCATACCAAAATCATCAGAAAGCAATGGAGTTTTCTTCATAACATCATCAAGTTTCTTATACATAACTTCATTTGAATGTTTTATAGCTAAAAAGTTATTAATAGACTTTGAGCTAGTTGCATAAGCACGCTTACCATCTAATTTACTAAAATCATTCATAGGTTTTTCTAAGAACTCTGCAAAAGAATATTCGGGGCCATTAACAGACTTAAGAATATCTCCAGCCTTTCTATGTCCGTAAGGAACATTAGTGAATATATCCTTTTGAATCTCTTTACCATCTTGAACAACAGTTCTTAATTTACCAGTCTTATAAGCATTTCTATGGTCAACAACAGTATGCTTAAACATATCTGTTCTAACTTCATTATTAATATCAAATAAACTTAAATTAATTTTCTTTTGAGTATCATCTAATACAGCTCGGAAAGCTTTCATCTTTCCAATTTCAGTATTAATTTTACCTCTATCTAATTTAGCAATAACAGAATTAATACCTTCAGCTTTTTCAATAAGCTTTTCTTTATCTTTTAGTAATTTATTATATCCAGCAATAACTCCATCAGCATCGTCTAATTGCTTTTGGAATCCTTCAATTAATTGTTTACCAAATACATTATCAACTAAGCCAGTAGTTTCTAACTTACCTCTCCACAACTCACTATTATCTAGTAAATCTAATACTTGGAATTTTTGAGTTTCAGTTAAGCCATCAGTAATCTTTGCCATAGTCTTTTTAGAAGACACTATATTTTTAGCTAAAGAAACTGAATGTCTTTTCCTTAAATCTTGAGCAAGTAATGTAGCAGCGGTTTGGTCTAAGTCATATCTTGATAAAGCTTTAAGAGCAGACTTAGCATCCATCTTTTTAAATATACCAAGGTTATTAACAACATTAGGAATACTATTTACGTATGGCGCAATTGTTTTATCTCCAATCATTCTCAATACAGATTCATCAAGAACAATCTTCTTGTTTTTACCAATACCATATTTTAAATGATTACCTAAGTCTTGGCTAATACCAGCAAATTTATTAGTACGCTTAATAAGACCTTCAACAGCCTCATTAGTAATCTCTCTACCAGACTTTAGTAATAACTCTTCAGCAACCTCTCTAGTTAATCCTTGACCTAGTTTAGTAGACGCTTTAGCAGCTATCTTTTCAGCAGCTTCTCTACCAAACTTCTCTACTAATTCTCTACCAACCTTAGGACCAATTTTAGCAGCAACTTTTCCAGTACCTTTTAATAGGGCTGTAGCTCCACCACTAAAGTAAGTTAATGGGTCAAGCAATACATCACCAGCAAAACCTACAATACCTCTAGCAACTTTACCTTTTTTAGAAGTAGGATTCCAACCAGCTTCAGAAAGTACATCAGTGAAGCTTGCCTCACCTCTCTCGAATCCTTGACCAAGTGGATTAGCAGCTCTAAGTCCACCAACAATACCGCCTAAAACTGTATGGTCTTTACTTACAATACCTCTAACAGCTCCAGCAACAGTATATTGTCCAACTTGTAAAGCATCAAAAATCCTATCAAGACCTGAACGTCTATCTTGACTTTCTAACCAATCATTATAATATGCATTATCATATTGAGAGAAAGTAGGCGTAGGTCTACTAGGAGCTGTAAATTGTTCGTAAGTAGGAGCTGTACTGAACCCAGGTACGGGCTCAGATTTAACACTCTCACGTTTTCTGTCATATGCAGTTGAATTAAATAATTTATATCCACTAGTTCCAAAAGGCATGTCATTTCCCTCCTATATTTTAATATCCGATACCTCTTAAGAAGTTATTAACCTTAGTTTCATTCTTCTTAATTAGTTCATTGATTTCATCATCTGTAAAGTTCCTTACTCTAGCATCCTCCCAACCAAAAATCTTAGGAGTTAAGAATCTAATGATTCCTATACCAGCTTTTTTATCTTCAAATACATCTCTAACAATTTGGTCTTTAGTAGTATTAGGACCAAAGTTCAATACATTTTCTAATGTATAATCTAGTTTTATTCTAGCTTCCATTTCATCAATACTATAACCATGAGAAGCATTCATAATTCTAAGTTGTGAATTTTCACCTAATTGTGCTAATTCCTTAGTACGTTCAAATTGCATATCAGCTACTTTGTCAGCTTGAGCAAACGATAAGTTTGCCATATTTAAATCATGTGATTGTTGTAATCCCATTAAGTTTAATGCATGTGCATTAGATACACCAAGTCTTGATAAAGCAGCAGCATTGTTGATAGCATCTCTATCTAAGTTCCATTGGTTTTGTTGAGCAGCAGCATATAATGCATTTCTAAAGTTAATATCAATCTTCTCTAAATCATTAGCATGAACTATTCCAGTTTTGATTAAGTCTCTTTCAAAGTTCTGAGCATCTCTACCTAACTCAAATGCTTGAACATCTTCTCTATCTTCAACTTGGAAACTTCTTTGAAGTCCAATCTCTTGTCCTTTAGCTCTAGCAGCAGCGTCAGCAGCAGCTTGTTCATGTCCAACTCCAGTAATTCTTTGAGCAGTAGAAGTCTTAATAGCATTTATTCTATCAGTAATATCAGCTAATCTATTAGTTCTATCCTGTTCATTCTTAAATCTTAATCCAAGACCTTCTCGTTGAATACCTTGGGCTAATGCTTCACCTTGTTGAGAACTAGCAATACCTCTTCTTTGAGAACGTGCCTTAGCAATTTGTTCTGCATCGAATACGCCTTTGTCAATTCCTTCAAGTTGGTCTAAGAAAGCTTGTTCAGCTTGTCTTTGAGCAGCTCCTTCACCAGCTAAAGCAGTAGTTTCTTCTGAACGGATATTAGCAATAGCTGCCTCAGCAGCAGATGCGTTTCCAGCTATTAAACTAGATATAAACTCGTCAATAGCGGCCGCCAGAGTATCGTCAGTTGACGTTTCCTTACCAGGAATAATCTGAGCGTCTCCACTGACAGGGGCTTCACCTAATACAGTACCTAATTCTTCAGTTGGTATATCTTGAACTGGTTGCCCACCATTAGGCTGTATATTTGCTCCTCCAGTAGAAACAATATTAGTACCAGTTCCACCAGTTATATTAGAACCAACATCAGCTCCAATAGATGTGCTTACTGGTGCGTTATCTCTTATTCTACTTGCAATAACTTGACCTAAACCTGCTAGGCCTCCTCCACCAACTCTTCCTGAACCTGCGTCAGCTAAGTCGCCAGTAAAGTTTCCAGCAGTAGTGCCTTTAGTAGTATCTTCCTCTCTAGGTATTCTTTTCTTTTGTCCAGAGTTAATAATTGTTGCCATCTTCTTCACCTCCTATTCATATTGGTTGGCAAGAACACAGAACTTTTGTTTATTCCAAGTAGGTCCTATATCTACATGGCATCTGTGTAAGTAATATCTTCCGTTTCTTCTTCTATAATAGAATTTAACATTTGTAAAACCAGCTCTCTTAAAGATACCAACTAAAGACATCTTTGGAAAGTCAGTAAAGTCTGCTTTGAAATCAGCAGCAAGGCCTTTAAGGTGATAGCTGTTAGAACTACCACCGACCTTTTTATTATAAGCATAACTTCTATATCCACTTGTGATTGTCATAGGTCCTATGATTTCTCTTATGAATTGTAATCCATCAAGTAATCGACAATCAGGCAAACTAACTTTATTTCTATCCATTGTATTAACAAACTCATCGAGATAGAAGTTAGGTCTTAATTGTATTCTTCCAGTAACATTTATAATCATTTATTTATCCTCCTACTCTGGGTTAATTAATGGGGTGTCAGAGATTATAACAGTAAGTCTGTCGCCAGTAATGGCTTTCTTATGTGTTACAAGTTCTCCAGTTATAGGTGCAATAAAGTCATCATCGTCGTTAGACATATCAGATGCCATTATAGCTCTTTCAAATACTTTTACATTGAAGTCTCCAACAATACCACATTTTCCTGTGTAAGTTTCATAGTATGAAGCTCCAGGGAAATTACATGTGTAACTACCTTTCATAAAACTAACATAACTAAATCCACTAGGTTCAAGTGAATTAAATGCAGGGATATTACTATATCCAACATTAATCATAGTGTCAGTTGAGAATGTAGCTCCATTATCATCAGAATAGAATAATAGTATTGATTGTGCTTCATTACTTCCTGAGCCTCCTGCTTTACTTCTAGCAAGAATCCAAAGGTCATCATCAGTATCTACAAAAACATCTCCAAAGTATTCTTCATTAGTTGTACCAGCATCACCTGAAGGAACAACATCAGTTGACCAAGTAGCGCCATCATCTAAAGATTTACAATATTGAACTTTATAATATGAAGCACTAGTGTTACCTTCTCCATGCCATGTTACATGTAAATCATCAGAACTATTAATAGCTATCTTAGGATTGTACATATGCTCATTATCAACATAAGTACTTACTCTTACATAAGAACTCCATGAGCCAGTATATTTAATATGATGAATATTATCAAATCCAGCTACTATAGCCATCTCAAATACTACGTGGAATACTTCATCAGATGTAACAACCAACGCTGGTCTCTTACAATTAATAGAATCTCCACTTCTATCTAAAGCAGCAGCTTTGCTCCAAGATACACCAGAGTTAACACTCTTATAATCTTGAAGTGTGAAATAAGAACCGACCTTTTCAGATACAATTATATGTACCCCATCAGAATTATCAGCTCCAATAGTTAAACCTTCTATATCGTTATCAACTTCATTTTCTCCAACATATTGAGAAAACATTTGGTCGTTATTAGTAGGGTCTATTTGGAAATACCTAACTACGTTTTTATCATCAGTTGTATAGAAACCTTTTGAGTTTTCTACAATAGCTATATGAAGTAACCCATCAAGTCCTAGTGCCATTGAAACTCCTTGTACAGCTCCACGTTCACCAAGTCCAGTTAATACAAACCAAGTAACTCCACCATCAAGTGATTTAACAACATATCTAGAAGTTGCTGTATCTCCTATATATAAATTCTGAGATAAAGCAGAAGTTAATCCATAAATACCATAAGGAGTATTTATTAGTTGATATATATTATCTGTATTATCTAAATTAAAAACAATAGGTGTTCCATCTTGTGCATTCTCAGTAGGCCCTGGTGAAAGTCCAGCAAGCTCACTATGTGCTACATTAGTAACAATAGGACTTGGAACCTTAACAGATACCATTTGATTAGCATATACATACTGACCAGAAGTAACTGATTCAGCAATAGTAGTTCTTTCTAAATTCTTAGTAGTATACTTTCCTACAAAATATACCCAATCATTATTAGTTGCACCATCTCTAAATATCATAGGTGGCACACTAAACGTTCTGAATCCTTTTATAGTTCTAGGTCTAATTTTACCATTAGCTTGTTCATATTGTCCATCTATATTTTGAGAACCTCCCCAAGAACCTTGAGAACCAGTAACTAACTTTATTCTCTCATATGAGTCAGCTATATCTTGATGGTCAAATGTAATATAAGCTAAATCATCAGCATCATAATTAATATTACAATATTCATGGTCTTCTAAGTCTCCATCATCATGTACTATTTCAACAGCAGTAAAAGTAGTATAATCATCAGTTTCAGTATAATGAACTTGATGTTTTGCATGGGTTCCATCAGGACAATTATATACAATACCAATTAATCCAGTTGAATCCATATCAACATCCAAACAAGGAGTAGGGTCAACACCAGTAGAGATGTCATCTTCTATTTGTATATTGCTAAAGCCTCCTCCAGTATCTTTAAAAAATTCTAATGAATACTTTGAATTTTGTTCATAAACAGCAACTATATATTCTCCAGTAGCATCTGCTACAACTCTAGCTCTATCATAATGATATCCACTAGTAGGTACGTCAGTAACCCATTGATAAGCTCCTACTGATGTAGCAACATTATAACTAACTAAAAGTATATTTCTAGAAGCTGTTTGAGTTCTACCAGAACCAGTAGCAGTCATAACAATTTTAATATCTCCATCATATTCAAATACTCCACCAAAAGCAGCATTACTAGTAATAGTTGGAAGACCATCACCAAGATTAAATAAATGTTCTTTAGATAACATTGGAACTATATGGTCTCTTTCAGTGTATTTGATTGATTCAGGTTTGAATCTTAACATCATAAAATAACCATCAGGCATTCCACTAGGACCAAAAGCATATACAGTATCTTCATATGAGAATATAGTTTCATTAAAACCATCTTGAGCTCTACATAAAACTTTAAATGAATGTCCACCATCTTTAGAAATAAAGAATCTAGTTTCAAAAATACCACCAGTAACATAATTTCTAGCAATAACAATATCACCATTATCTAATATAGTAACATTAGAAAACTCATCATCATTTATAGAAGAGTTTGAATAAGGTGTAATTCCAGTAGCCATTTTAACATCGTGTACAATATCATCTAATCCTGCAGTATAAGGTGTAATAACTAAATTTGTATTAGCCCCATTAGCACCTCCCCTAGGGGCTAACAAGAAAAAATCTGGAGCATCGTCTTTGAATACTACCATATAAATTGTATTAATAGTTATTGCAATATCTTCACCATCAATATCTTTAGCAGCTAATGTAGAACCACCATCAATATCTATTGTGACTGGAGCATCAATATCTGCGTCTGCTTGGAATTGAATATATCTTCCATCTTCATACTCAAATGCTCCTCCAGTTGTAATTGTAATTGTAGATGCAGCAGTAACTCCATCATAAAGTTTATCTGCTCCTAATTCTACATTAGAAATTTCATTGTCAATATAAGTTGTGATTGTAGCTTGTAGAGCTGTATCAGCATCGTCTACATATTTCTTTGTTGCTGGCTCATAAGGATTCGTTGGCGTGAATGGGTCTTCATTATCTGTGGCAAGATACTCCCCATCCTTAGCAACGTTCGTATTAAGCTCAACAATTATTTCATTTACTTTATCTCTGACAGCTTCATTATTATCATCAAACTGTTCAGGATTTATAACGTCACCTTCCTGAAAATCAGGATATGGATGAACGAGCGGTGTAATTGTAGCCATTATTTTCGCCTCCCTCGTAGTATATAATCTCCAGCGACTTCATGTAACCTTATAGGCTCATTAATCACATCATTAGCTATAGTGAAAGATAGGTAACGACCTCTCTCTCCTATGTGAGTTGGTATTGAAGCAGCAATATCTTTGCTTCCAAAAGAATCACCAAATTCAGAAATTCCCCATATAGCAATAGCAGCTTTAAACTCCAATAAGTTCTCTACGTCTATTAAATCTATTTCAAAGTTTAATTTAATTGTACTTATAAAAGTAGGGTAAACAGTAACAACTGCAAATATCTCTCTGAAATGTTTGAAATAAGTTGAATTACCAAAGTTAAATCTCTTACTTGTCCAGTAAGCACTAATAGCAGTCTCAACATCTTCTATCTCATCTGTATATGCATCAGTATCGTTTACATCTCTCCATCCATATAATCTACCATCACTATCAGCCATTGACATTAACATAGTTCCAGCATTGTCATAATATGCTAAAGGAACAATATCATAAGGCATCCATGCAAGCTCGGTATAATTATACATTATCGTAATTTCTCCAGCAGTTAAATAATATCTTTCATTAAAGAACAATCCCCTCGAACTGGCTAGTTGTGATAACGACATATTAATTGGAGGAGATAATAAATCAACATCCTTACTCAATATATCTGTAGTAACATATCTAACATCAGTGAGCGGTGTAATCATTCTATAGACTACTCCATCGCCTCCAACAAAAACTAAATAATTATGCATCCTAACAACGCAATCCTGATTTATAATTCCTGAGTGAGTTTGAATCTTCTTCATTCTAAACAAATCATCGCTTATAGCTTGCTCAGGTGTATTACCATAAATAGCATATACACTTTCAGTTCTACCAACTATCATAGTATCCATAAATTCTTTTAAACATGTTACAACCTCTCCATTAGGGTCTGGTTGAAGTGGTAATCCTACAGCAAAATAAAACCCATTTTCAATGTCTGTAATATAAACATTATTTGGGTCTGCTGGGCATCCACTAATATATATTCTTCCAAGTCTTGTAGCAATTAAAGTAGGGTCTTCAGGAATAAGATTAACTCCTAATTCAGCGTCATCTACTTGTAGTTGTGCAGGCTCATACCATCTTAATTTAGGAGACACACCATCATCATTAACCCAAACACCTATTGTAGCTGGTGCGGGTGCAGGAGTGTAACCTAATGGTGGGTTAGCCATTCTTCTCATAGTAGTACCATCATAAACCCATATTCCAGCTCCATCAACTATAAAGTATTGGTCTTGGAAAGTAACTCCTCTAAGAGCTCCTGGAATATCAAACTCAACAAGTCCTATATTAACCTTATCAAGCGTAAATGTTACAGACTGATTAGCACCAACATAAGGTTTATATTCATCTATATAAATAATATCATTTGTGCTAGTTCCAATACCTGTAATAACTGAATATACACCAAGTCTTTTTTCTATTTGTAAATTACTTGCAAAGTCCATATTTAAACATAATCTAGCTTGATTATCATTTAGTTCGGTTTTATTATTTAGGCCTCCTGAGAAATCAAAGAAATTAAATGGTTCTATTTTGTCTATTGGTGCTGGGTCTCTTTGTAAATATCTCATTTGTCACCTCCTAACCTGGTACAGTTTCTCCATCTCCAGCTTCTTCATATTCGTCTCTATCATTTGTATATCTTCCATCAGCAGTAGTATCATAAGGAATACCTTGGAAATAAGTATCTTGAACTTGGTCATGTGTAAAACTATATGGAACAGCAGTTCCTTCATCATCAACTATAACAATTTCTCCCATCTCAATAGCAGCTAATAAAGAAGCTAATTTAACTTCAAATTCATTATTTGCAATTCTAGATTCATATAGTTTTTCATCCATTTCAAGTGCTCTCATTTGAGCATATATACTTAATATCTCATGGTAATAGACAGGAAGTAGAGCTGGTATATCACCATCGAGATAAATATATTCCATACCTCTAAGTACAGAAATCTCTTGTCTAATCCTGTCAATACCTTGATTGATAGCAGTGCCTAGGAAGTCTTCAGTATAGTGAGTATGAGCTGTATCTCTAAGTCTCTTACCCGCTAATACTATTAAGTCTAACCTTGTCACTATCCTTCACCTCCAATTATTCTTTCTCTCCAATATATCCATTAACTCCAGACATAATAAGTTTATTTTGAGTGTAGTCTTTTTGGAAAATATTAAATTGTTTCTTTACATCATTAACAGCATTCATTGTGTGTCCAGCACAATAAAGTACAATTGCTCCTAATAAAGGAGCGTCTGCGTCGTCGCCATTAGTTGATGCGCCCATAGTAGTTCCAGTAGTATCTGTATCAGCAAATGCAAAAGCAAGTGTACCATCATTATCTTCAGTTGTTCTAGCAGTTAAAGTAACTGTATCAGTAGCAACTGAAACTGATAATACTTTAGTGATTTCTTCATTAGCATATATAGCTATTTGAATTTTAGAAGCAACATCTCCTACTGCGTCTGCATCAAGAATTTCAACAGGAATTGCTATTGGTGAACCAACAACATTAGCTGAAGTTATTGTGATAGTAATAGTACCATCAGCATCAGGAGCTCCTGTAACTTGAATAGTTTCTGTTTGCATTGTTCCCATGGTAACCTCTCGTACTTCATGCTCTGCGACCATTCCACATATTACGCATTTATCCATTATATTTACACCTCCGTAAATTAAAAAATGGGAAGGGAATATCATCCCTCCCCTAGTTATAGTATAGCACATTTTGTGCTAATTGTCAATTCTAAACACCTGGAGAACCTACGATACCTCTGAAGTCAGAAACTCCATAAGAATATCTCATATATCCTCTGTATTTAGCAGTAAAGTTATCAAATTCTTCCATAGCTTTGAACTCTGGCATAATTCTCCAGTAGAAGTTCATCTCATGTCTATCTGATTGTAAGAACCAGTAAGCATCAGTAGCGCTATCACCAGTTGCAGGAGAACCTAAATAGTCCATTACAACTATTTGTAAAGCTCCTTTAACAACGTTGATATCGTTGTTTGGTCCGCCTGGTAATAAAGTAGATTGTAAAATAACTCTAGCAGCAAATTCTAAGTTTGGCGGAATGATTAGTTTTGAAGGTCTCATAACGATTAAGTTACCAGCTTCACCTTTCATAGCTCTAAACTTTAACATTGCAGTTTTTAAATTAGCTTCAGTTAATGGTCCTGACATTAAGTTGTCAACTTCATCATCAGAATCTACTAATGGGTGGTCAACAGCACATAAAGCTTTACCATCATAAATAGCAGAAGCTCCAGCTCCACCAGCATCCTCAGTAAAAGCATTAACTAATATTGAGATAGCGTCCTTTTCAACTTTAGCTCTACCTGCTCTAGCTAAGTCTCTTGGGAACTTGTCCATTTGTGAGTACATTTCATCATCATATAGTTCTCTTTCTACAATAAAACCAGATGTGAATGCAGTATGGATGTAAGCTCTTTCTAAGCCTGGAGATAACTTTTGGTAAGCAACTGTATCAAGGTTGTCTGCTCTAGCTGTCCAGTCTGTAAATCCGCCTAATCCGAATTCTCTTTCAACGTATCTGTTTGAAGTTTTAATATTAAATATTTTTGAAAATTGCTCTTCAATTTCGTTATATTCATCAAAGAATATTCTTGCAAATCTCGGCTCTAATAAAAGAGCAAATGTTGTGGCCTGATGCGTATTTCCGGCAACAGGAACTACAGGAATTGTAGCCATTCGTTTTCACCTCTTTATTATCTTTTTAGTCTCTTTTTCCACTCCGCATATTTAGCTGGGTCTTCACCAGACTTTGCACAATAATTAAGTTCTTGTGGTGATAAGCCATAAGTACCATCTTGTACTTCTCCTGCGTGGTCTCCCGAGTTAATTACGCTTGAAGTGTCAACTCCGTTTGCTTTCATTTCAGCCATTATTTCTTTCTTAATAGCTTCTCTTGTAGCAGCGTCGTTATTAACAGTATTTGATAAGCCTTTTGCAATGAAATCAAAATCTATATCGGTAGGCGCAATTCCTTTTTTAAGCATTTCAGTTGCTTTTGTAAGAACAGCCACCTCATCAAATGATTCACCATGAATGTCTTTAAGTTGTTGCATCTTCACATCTAAGTACATTTTCGTCATCTCAATGTTACCCTGATTCGCATCCGGTTGCGAATTGAGCGTTGCATCAACTTGTTGATTAGCTTCATTAGATTTTAAGGCTTTCTTTTCCTCTGCTAAAGCTTGAGTCTTTTTAGTGTAATCGTTTTGTCTCATATACCCATTTCTCATTTCTATTAATTCTTCTTTAGTATATTCAACTCCATCAATTACTACAACTTCCGATTGTTCACCATCAACTTGTGAGTTCGTCTTGTTTACATCTGTCATATCTTTGTCCTCCTTACGAGTCAAGTAAATATTGCGGGGCATATAGTCCCAAATACCTACGAGTTATTCGCTATAATTTCTGCTAAGTCAGGATATACCTGTAGCAGTTGTTGGATTTCCTCATCAGACAATAATTCAATCTCTTGGATTATTTCATCAGGAATCCTCTTCTCATTATCTATTATACCATAAATATCGTCATTTGTCAAGCCTTGGTCGTTTTGACCAGCTTCATAGCCCTTTTGAACTAAATCACGTTCAGCTTTCTCCTTATTAATCTTCTCATGCTCTGCTTTTAACTTCTCAACTTCTTGAGTAAGTGCTTGAACCATCTCAACCATTTGGTCAAGTTGTTGTTCCATAGCTTCAGATTCTTGTTGGAGTTGACCTTGAGCTCTTGCATTCATTCTATCTATAACTTGTTGCTTATTATTAATAGGAACAAATTCCATGATAGCTTCTCTATCAACCATAGGTAAACCATCTTCAGCAGCAGTTTGACCTAATCTAATCATAAGGTCTAACATAGCATTCTTATTAACAGGCATTGTTGAGCCAGCAGTAATAATAATATCATAATCAGCAGTTAAGTCTTGAGGAGTAATAGTACCCATTGAAACTTTACCATTAACATTAGATACTCTGATAACTCTATCGTCTTTCCAGAACTGTTGCATTCTCGCATACCACATAGTAGCCAATCTAGCTAAAGCTCTTTCCATGATTCTTACTTTAAGTCTTACTCTAGCTTGTCCAGCTTCTTGTAAAGCCATAATAGCTTGAGCAGCAACTACAGAATCTCCAGCTTGTCCTCTAGTAGAATTATGAACACCAGCTATAGTTTCTATATCTTGTTTTAATTCTATAATTTTATTAGATACATATTGAGGCATTGTAGTTGGGTTTAATCTTGCAACATCTGTTCCAGGATTCTTTCTAACTACTAATCCTGTTTCATTAGTTAACGAATTAAAAGGAATACCAGCATTCTTATCAACTATCCACGGGCTATTAGCAGTTAATTTAGCATTATCTATAACAGCATTATTTAGCTCATTTAAACTAAACTGTGGGCTTAATAGTTGTTCAACATCACCATTACCAAAGAATTGGAATGGAACATCATAATCCTTAATTAAAACAAATGGGAATTTACCATCGTTATAAGGATTAGCTCTATCATTTAAAACTATACCAGCTTCAGGAGCTACAGTAATAACTCTGCCTTTAGGGTATTTTCTCTTTTTCTCACTATTACCTTCTTCATCTTGTTCGGGCTCAATAGTAGTATAATCTCTACACCAACATTCAAGAATTAGAATTTGGTTATTAATTGGAACCTGAACTTTTTGAGCAACTAGCTCATCTATACTTACAGAAGTTCCACTAAGGAATCCTGCTTTATCTGGGAATAATTTCTTGATTACATTTATATGCTTATAAGTAGCATAAATTATAAACTCAGCATCATCAACAGTAGTAGCCATTGGGTCAGGATAAAAGTTCATAGGGTTAACAAGTATAGGTGTTACTTGACCTTTACCATCCTTCTTCTTATTCCAAGGTAAATATACTATTGCTGTTCCAGTAACTAATGCTGTATTTAAAGCTTTTGGTAATAAAACAGACATATCACTTCTATCCCATTCATAATCTAAAGCCGTCTGAATTAATTCAGCTTTTTCCTTACCATCAGGAGTTCTAGCTATTGCTTGAAACTTTGGGTTGTTATCTGTCATAATAGGTCTTATTGTTTCTAATGTAGAATGAATATAATTTGAGATGTGATTACTAGCCCAATCAGGTTTAGTAACTTTAGTATCTCCATTATAAGCATCTATACAAGCTTTATCTAAATTGATTCTTTTTAATCTATTAGAACGAGCTTCATTAAAGCGTTGGTTCACCCAACTAGCAATCGACCCTTCTTGTGCTTCTATTTCTGATTGCTTTTTCTTCTTAGCCATTTTTTACCTCCAGTATCATCTAGATACCTCATGCCTATTTCCACCATTGATATCATCACGTTCTTCACGAGTTCTCTTACGGTCTATCTTTTCGGGCGTATAGTTCTCGTCTAACCCTTGAAGTGCCATCTGCAATGTTATAGCTAAAGCCATAACTCTATCATCGTGGCATCCTAGTTGAGCATTAAATGAACCGCTTGGTTCTATTATATAACTCATTAATTCCTTAATAAGTTCTTTATCATACATACCAATATATTTCTCTCTAACAAATTCAGCTAACTTATTAATCATTAATGGTTTTGTAGTTGTACCAGTTAACCAACCCATAGTCTTAGTTCTTTGGTCAGTTATCTTATCATACTTTGTGTTGAAATATATATTCCAATATTCCATCTTCTTTATAGTAGTTAAAACTGTAAACCCATGGTTATTCTTTTCAACTCCTAAAAATGCATCATTATAATGACGAGCAAGTTTAATCAGCTCAATACCAAATAAGTCAGGGTCGATATGACCGTGCCATCCAGCTACTACGTTAAAACTCTCGTCCATAACATAAGCACAACTGTAATCTCCAGTTATTAAACCTTCAGCTACATCAGCACCTACATAATATCGCATACCACGTTTAGGTGGTTCCCATATTTGAACATATCCCATATTATCATTTCTAAATGATATAGTTCCCATCTTAGAATCTATATAACCTTTAACACCATCTTTAACTATCTTGAGGTATTTTCTTAAAGCTCCTATATGGAACTTAGGTCTACCTGAGCTAAGGAAAGCTTCTTGGTCGTTGATAGGATATTCTTGTTTGAATATATCTTCATCTCCGAAACATTTATTATTAATAGCCCACCTTCTCCAGTTGAGCTGTTCCCAAGTAAGGTTATATTCCTTCTTTAATAAGTATTCTTCAGTATGAACTATATCATCCTTGTAATCCTTAAAACTTGTATTAACTTCTTTTATCAATAACTCTTTAGACTCTTCAGTTTTGAAAGGTCTTACACAAGTTGGGTCAAATGACCAAGGTAAAAAGATAGGAATGAAATCACATTTATTCTGAACTGCTAATAACCATTGTTCATGGAAATATCCACCAATACCATTGGCTGTAGATTCAAGAACTACAAATGTATTCATAAAGTCAGGAGCAGTTTGTACTAGAGCTGCAACAGTCTTCTCAGGGTTTGGGAAAAAAGCTGCCTCAGAAATATGAATGTTATGGTTAGTACCAGAACGTCCAGCTTCTTGAACATTGGCTGTACCTATTGTAAACTTACTTCTAAGTCCAGGGTCAGCGTTCTTATTAGTAACTGCATCCTTATCAGGATTCTCAAAGATTAAAGCCTTTTGATTACTTTTAGATTTCAAAGGTTTAATTATATTGGGTAATTCGTCATAAAATAATTTACTCATATTAAATAGATTGGTAGAAGCATCACCCTCGTGAGCAATTATATATGTACTTTTAAATTTATTAACAGCAGTATCATGGAACATCATTGCTTCAGTCCATGTGCTGATTCCTTGTTGTCTAGATTTTAAAAATATAAACCTAGGAATTATTTTATCTTTCATACATTCCAAATATTTCTTATAAGCTAATCGTTGAGCTTTATTGAATATGAATGGAACAAGATTTGCTTCTTTATTTTTTATCTTAAGGAACTTCTCTATATACCATTTCTTATCATAGACTATACGCCATCTAAGAACTTGGTCTCTAGTAAGGCCCTTAGGAGGGATAAGGTATAAAGTCTTCTTATCCCATTTATATTTATAAGCCATATTAACCTCCTAAGTGAATATTGGTGATTGTTGATAGTTCTCTTCAGCAACTAATTCTATTTGGAAAGTAGCTGTAACATCATTACCATTTTGGTCACCAATTACCGATAATAGTATATCTGTCATCTCAGTATAAACAGTAGGTATTTTAAACACATTACCAACAGTATTTTGGTACATATCACGTATACCTCTGATTCTCCAAGCAGGATTTTCAAGTGAATTATCTCTACTAAATAATTTACCAGTAGCTTGTTGACCTTTACCAATCTCTGTTTTAGCAGACCACATTAAAGCTACAAACCCTTTAGGTACTGTAAATATTGACATTAATGTTTGTCCATTACCAGCTAATATAATAGCTACAGCCTCACCAGTATCAGCATGAGTTGCTGTAATGTCTCCAACATTATTACCTATAAAAGAGTTATCATAAGGAAAGTCTTGTGTTCCATTTTCTAAAATAAGCATTCTGAAAACTCTTATAAAAGTAATCATCCCAGCTTCGCCAACAACTATTGTATCTATTGCTGTTTCCCAATTCTCATCTAATCCAAATACTTGGATAACTCTTGCTCCATCGCCAGTTGCATTATCATCATCAGGTTCAGTTGACGTTATAGTAACTATACCAGCATTCTCAGGAAATATATAATTAGTTGAACCATCCCATACAGGAACATTTTTATTTATTACAGTCTTAGCTCTGCCAAATTTATATATCCAGGTCTTATTCCAAACAGCTCCTAAAGCAATCTGTTCAAAGAAACTTAGGCCTGTTATATCATTTAAATAATTAATAGGCATTTTATATCACCTCTACTGACGCCACTGATTCGTTTAATGTAGTATCAAAATACCATATAACAGTATTTGTACCAGCTACAATAGTATAGGTATATTCAAATGGTGGAGTAGAATCAACAGATAATTCTGAGAATGAACCTCCAATTGGAGTATAACTAACTTTAGCTCCATCATCAGGCTCTATTTCAGCTATTGTTTCTGATAATCCAGCAAACCTAAATTTTGATGCATTAGGTGCATTGTGTGTAACTTTTATTTGTTGTCCCGCAGAAAGCCCACTAACGTCTATTAAAATACTGTGAACATTAGGGAATGATGTGTCATTAACTGTTGCACTACTTCCGCCTGAACTAACATAACTAGCATCTCTATAACTTCCATCCCATATTGCAGCAGATACGAAATCTAAGAACTCTGCACTTATAGCTATCTCTGCATCTCTAACATCATCTTTATCTGTAACATCTTTATATATAGTGAATGTTTTTAAATCAAATGCTCTTAATTCAGCATACCATACTGATGTTGTTTTATAACCTCCTAATTGGAAATTAGGTTTAGTTACCAAGTCTCCTCCTGAATATCCTGTTACTGGTGTTTCAGCAACACCATCTAAATAAGGATAAATAGTTGTACCTATCTTTACAAATAAGATATTAACAACTTGGTTGTCTACAAAATCTACTTCAGCTTCATTAGAGCCATTAAGGAATAATCTCATAACTTTACTTGAATTGCTTGCATATAATCCATATTGCATTCCTAATTCTGTTGTATCATTCTTTGCCATTACATAACCACTAGCAACTGGTCTAGGTACAAATGTAATACCTATAGCAAAGTCTTCATCAGTAATATCTATTCCAGCATGGTCCATTATTACAGCTAAATTATCACTACCATCAAATCTTAGTGATGCTGTATCATATAATGTTTCTGCTTGGAATCCTGATGTTCCATCTCCAGCCCATGAGTAATTGTCATCTTCTAATAAATCTGCATCGTGACCATGAACTAGATTTTTACTATCAAAGAACCCTTCTTCTATTTGTCTTATTAATTCTTGCTTAGTCATTGTTTCACAACCACATAAAGTAAGGTCAATAAGGAATACGCCATTGGCTCCATCCACTACCATTTCTTTACCATTGGCTGTTCCAGCGTCAGCATATTCGTGTTGTAAATAAATATCTCCATTAACATCTGTAGCTGTACTAAAACCACATAATGCATAATCTGTATTAATTGCTGGAGTTGCTTGTTGATAATCAGTTACATCCATATCAAATATTCTTGCTTGTATTTCTACTGCAACTGAATTTGTCACCTTAACCTTTACATATCTAAAATATTTATGACCTGATATAGTAGCATCAGTATCTATTCTAGTATAAGGTGTAGCTGAACCTCCATCTCCAGTATTGGTCATTACTCCACCAACAACAACAGAATCACTATTTACATCTATTAAATGAGCTGTACCATCAGAAAAGTCTCCATCAGTCATTTCATTGATTAATGTAATATCAATTTCAGAACCACTAATATCTACAAAAGGTGTATCATTCCCTGTTAAAGGAAGTTCACCATCTGCTTTTCTAACATCTAAATACATTACGCCTCCAGCAGCAGCAACAATACCAGCTAAAGTTTGTTCTCCACCAGATTGAGTAAATTTCCCTAACATACCGAGGCCGAGTGGATTAAATAATTTAAATCCCATTTATCTCACCTCCTATAATGTCCATTCTATCCATGCCCCTTCGTGCCACACATATACAGCTTGTGGGTCATCTACAACTAATAGTACCATTCCTTCATCTGTCTTAGGTTTTGGTAAACCTGCCTCAGCATCCAAATCTGCATTTACGCAAGTTTGAAAGCTTATATCAATAATATTCAAAGCCATTATTCATCATCCTCCTCGTTTGTGTCATCTTCGTCAACTTCCTCATAATCAACATCTAAGGCGTCTATATCAATTACTTCTGATAATTCTTCCTCAAATGATTTTATTGTAACTTCTTTTTTAATCTCTTGCTTAGGCTTATGTCCAGCCCTATCAAGTAAATCTTTAGCAGCTTGTAAAGCAACCCCATCTATAGGGCTATCAAGCAAGTTTATCATCTTATTAACAGCAGCAGTAGTTGCAGCTACAATTCTACTTTTAACAATATTTGATTGTTCTCTGGTCATCATATCCATATATTTTTTTACATCAGGGTCACGTAACCACTTACCTACTGTGGCTGCTTGAACACCTAATATATCTCCAATCTCTGCCCTAGTATGTTCTCCAGTTATAAATAACTGAACTGCCCTACCAATTCTAGGGTTCTTATCTAATAATATATCAATATATTCAGGAGTCCCTTTTTCGGCTATTGCTAACGCTGTTTCGTTAATCTCTTCTTCCGTTGGTTTCTCCTTCAATTTTTTTTTGATATCAGATTTATTCAAAGTTTTTTAATTGTTCTTTTAGGGCATCTATTTCCTCTTTCATTTCATCTACTTCTTCAGCTAATAATAATGTTAATTTCTCTAAGAACACATCGTGCCCCATCATTCCGAATTTAGCATCTTCTATTAATTCTACTACTCTTTCATACATTTTCATACGCACCTCCGCATAATACTTATTTCGCAACTTCTCTATCATATATATCAGGAGTATCAAGTCCCAAGTCCTCTATCTCTGAGCTGTGGGTAAATATTCCAGTTGGCGGATTAAGATTATCCTCATCGAATACCTCATCTCTATATAAATCAAAGTTATCAAATTTTTCTATTTCTTTTGCCGAGCCCTCACTAGGTACTCTATATTCTTCAGCCAGGTCTTTATAATTAAATGGAGGGTCAGGGCTATCATTCCTATGAAGGAATATATAAGTCTTATTCTTCGCAAGTTTAATTAAGTCTGAGCTGTTATTATAAATATAGATACTCAGCGCAACCATGGCCATCAGTTCTAATATTATAGACATCTCAACACCCCCGTAGTTCTAATGTAAGAACCTATAAATCTTATCACTTCTACCAGGTCTTCATTAGCTGCATCTCCGTTTCCATCATGCCCACCAGCTTCTAATAAAGCGTGGATAATCTCATGCTCAAGTAAATCTTGTCTATACTGTGGGTCAAGAGGTACTCCATCAGCCTTCATAGGTATGATAATGATTCTTTCATTAAAGTCGCACATTGCCATCGCATCAAGGTCAATCAATGCTTGACAATCTTCAAAGTTCTCAGGCTCATATAATCTGTATTCCTTGTGAAGTATCATAATTCTTTTCATTTGTTTGTCCTCCTTAATTAAGCAAGTTCTTATATTAAGAGATTATTTCATCTCGAAATATTTACTTGCATTAGATATTAATATACTTATCCTTTAAAGACTAGATAAAAGAACTATTCTTAAAACCTTGTTAAGTTCTTATATTCAGAATCTTTTTATTATATATTAATTGGTATCGGTTTGTTCTACCATCTCTAGTATATCATACTTTTTTGCATTTGTCAAGTCGAGGGTCCCTGGTCCCTAATATTCCCAAAATATAATATTATTTGAGCAAGTAAATTCCCTACGAATTACCTTTTTTGGGTGGGGGAGGTCTTTCTGTGGGCAATAATTCTATTTAGGATTCTGAGTTGGATTCGGGTGTATAGAGGGAATAATGATACCCGCAGCAGAGCTACACTAAGCTCAAAGTACCCCTTTTCGTTCCCCCGGGGCCTGCGATAACCAGCTAAAGGCTGTCCTGGTTGTTCAATAGCCTTCATCAGGCTCTAACCAGGGTCCACAGTCCCCTAGTAAAACTATCATAGGGTTGTGTGAGGGAGAGGGTTGTAAACACCCTCTAACACCCTATACCAACCCAACCCAGCCCTCTTCAAGGGCTATTCAATAGTCTTAATAAGATTTATCTTACAACTCACATGGGGTTTGTAAAGTGTTTCTTAGTTGCTTACGCAACTGTGCTACGCACAACAACTCTTACTACTAGCAAGGGTAAATCAACTCAAAGAATACTAATATTCGCCCATATCTAAGCATACTACGTATGCAGTGTGATGAGTAACTTAAACAAAACTAGCTAAGGAGGAATTACAATGATGCTTTTCACAGATGAGAAACTAAACGCAATGGTCAAAGTTGCAGATACAATCAAAGCTAACCCTAAAGACCAAGCAACAATGAACAAGGTTATTGAATATGTCAACTCAATGCATTATTCAAAAGCCAAATGCTACCTTGAGTCAGTACTTATAACGTGGGTTAAACTACACAGACCAGGTACAGCTTTCAAGCTATGTGTTAACTTAGCATTTGAAATTGCCCAAGATGTAGACATCCCAGAATCAGAGCAAGATAACTACAAGTTGCTAGAATGTCTAGCCAACTTTAAATTTAAATAAGGAGGAATTACAATGTTAATTATTATTATCTTATCAATCATTATCGTGCTGTTATCAATCGCTACAATCATCCTTTTAATCAAAAGACGTAATCCAGTTTATAGAATAGATATTGATACAACTCAAGAGTCTATTTTAATAAACAAGAACAATAAAACGTTCTATTCTAAGAAAACAAATCAATGGCAATCAATCAAGTCTAGAAAGCACTTGAGATTCCTTAAAAAGAACTTTCACGTTGCTACTATTAAAACTATCGGAAGGAGATAATCAATGCTTGATATGTTAATAATCAAATTAGAAGTAATGGAATCTATGATGGATACTACAAGGTATCCTGAATGGGTTCAATGGCGACATACTCACTATTACGCAGAACTTACTCAACTATTAAAGGAGGTATAAAACTATGAATAAAGAATACATGCTTAGACAAAAAGATATATGTAAAAAATGTTTACTTGCAGCAGTATATCCACATTGCAAAAGAAACACTAAAGAATTTGCAAAAAATATAATCAAATCATGTGAAAACTTTAAATCTAAGGAGGTACACCATGAATTATAAAGATAACTTACAACTAGAGATACACTATGCAAATAGCACTGATGAAGTACTTACATTCTCAATAGGTCCTATTGGAGAATTAACAGTAAGCTACGATGAACTAGCTCAAATGATATCAGATGGTTTATCATATGATGACCAGCATTGGTTATTTGAGGCATTCTCAACAAGAACTAACTTACTAGATATTTATACTTTCCACTTAGCTATCATTCAATCCAGTCATGGAGCTGTAGTTAAAGAGGAAACAGAAGTTATATATCAGAGAGTAAGAAAATGATTCAATATTGCCTTCGGCAAGTATAAAAAAGCTATTCAACTAATGAAGTTAATATATAGTAATTGTAGGGGTTGTTAAGGCGATTCGCTCCCTTGACAGTCCTGAACATTATTACAACTATAAGGAGGTTAACGTAATGAAAGGCACAGTAATCAGAATCTATAAAAAATTCGTGATTGCAGAAATAAATGGAGAACTAGATTTTATTAAGAATAAAAAAGCATTTCACATTGGTGAAACAATTGAATATAAAAAACGTAACGTATACCGAGGTATACCACACATCAAATATAAGGAGATGGCATAATGTCTAAACAAGAAAATAAAGATACATCAAACATATCATTCACCAACTTAAACACACTCAAAGAATCAGGAGCAACTGTTGAATTTGAGGCAAGAAAAGATACTCGTTCAGCAGAAGATGTATATTTCAATAAACTAGAAGAACCTGTTAAAATTAAACTGGGTTCTGATGAGTGTATTGAGATGGTCAAAAAGATAAACGGTTGTATAGACTGTCCAAACTTTGTAAAGTGTATCCTAAATAAATAATCTCGTGAAAGGAGATAACTAATGAAAACTTTAACTAAATATGAAGAAATCAAAGCAATGCTAGAAAATGAATCATCAAATGAATCATCTGCACCTAAAGAAAAAGTTGCAACATTACCAACTCAGAATTACTATACTAAAGTATGTAAGCAGAAAAACGTACAGCCTATTCCAAACTTTGAACAATTAACTCAGAATGTACTATCTGATGAAATTAAAAAAGTTCAAAAACTTGCCAATTTTGCACCTATTACATCAGGTCAAATCACAGGCTTAGAAAAACGTTTCGCAAAATGCTTCATGCCACTTCCAGAAAACCTTCTAGAGTTAAGCATGAATCAAGCATCAGAAATGATTAAAAAGCTTGATATAATCTACGAGCAAAAATACGCTCACATCGTTACAGAAGGTCAACTAGACTTCATAGGGAAAATGGTTATTTGCCCAGATATAGGAGTATACGAATTATGTAATGCTCCTCAAGAATTAGTACAAGCTAAAAGCGACAACGTTGATGAAATAGTTGTTCGTAAGCAAATGCTTGAAAAAATATTCAGCCTTAAGCAAAAAGCAATTACATCTCAAGATGGTTCATTAGCTGACCTAGAGTTAGCTGAAAAACAAACCACTGATGAGATTGCTAAATTTGAAGATGAGCAAGTTATTCTTAAAGCTCAACTAGAAGAAATCACTTCATCATTTGATATAGAGAATGTAGCTAAATTCTATACTAAAGAAGAAGTTTCACTATTCATTCAAAAGCACCAAGCAACATATTACAAATGGTCTAAAACTAGAGCATCAGATGGTCAACGTGATTTAATCAACGTTCTTAGAAAACGTGTCGGAGACCCAGAATTAGACCATGCAACATTGATGCAATTCAATAAAGATACTGCTAACAAATACATCACTCAACTTCAATCAGAAGGTGGTCAGATGGCTAAAGCTCCAGTTGAAGAAACTTATGAAGATACTGATAGAGCTTTAATGTTCCCTAAAACATTAGCCGAGGCTGAAGAGGCTTATCATAAATCACTTAGAGATACTGTATATAAACTTTGTGCAGTAATTGGTCAAAACGCAGATAACAATCCAATCTTTGAATCAGCTAATTTCAATGCAGAGTTCAGAGATTTAATTAGAACTACTTATGTTTACACAGAAAAACAACATTTAATCGACTTGCTAGCACCAGTAGTAAGCGAAGAAGATGTTGAAGAAATATTGAAATAATTCTAAGCCGGGTTAACGCTCGGCTTTTTTTAAAACCGGGTCCAAGTATCATGGACGCTACGAAAGGACGTGACACATGCTAAGGGTATTAGTTCAACAACATGCTGAATTAGTTTATCACCAATTAATACATAATCAACCTAATAGAGAATGTATATGTATATTAAAAGAAAATAACTATGGACATATTAGTGTATATAGAGAATCTGATGATTCATTTTACAGTACATATACAGATATAGTTGACGCATTAAAAAAACTAAGAGAAATGTATACAATAACTATCCTAGACGACCTTACCCAGGGTGGTAAAAACATCTATACAGCCTTGATGGAGAGTGTGAAATGAAGACTATCATTTACAAAGTAGATAAAACACAATGGATAATTTTTATAAAAATGTTATGTAAAACATATAAAAACTTTCGTTCAAACTTTGAAATATATAAATCTTCTCCACCTGCGACAATATATGATTATGTAGCTATTGAAATAAGAACAGATGGTTATGATTCTTATTTTGCATATTGGGGTTCAACTTCATGGGAAAATATAATCTCTAATGAAAATGGAGAATTTATAATATTTAATTCTGGTAAAATCCTATCAAAACTTTTAGGAAGTGTTAAACATGATTAAAAAAATATGCACACAGTATATAGTTTTTATTTCAATGTCCCTAATTATAGCCCTATGTATAGTTATGAGATGGATACAAATAATGCCTTAAGAGGCTCTTCAAGACGTGTAACCATTGCAATCACTGGGTTGTAGGACCCGGACTATACTTTTCAAAGGAGGTATAATTGATGGAATTTATATTATTTATATTAATATTTTCAGTGAATACAGGCTTAATTATTTTTTTCTTAGTTCACCTCATAGAGAACTTTATAAGAAAACAAATAAAACAGCACAGATATACTAAAAGAATTAAAAAACGTAACGCTGAAATACGATACAAACAAATGTTAAAAGAATTAGAAGAACAAAATGTATTACCTAGTCAAATAGTACGCACCAATTTAGATGCCTTAGATGTATTAAGAAATGCAGCTGAACAAACACCCTGGGACTTTCCCAGAGAACCATATCAATATAATGATAGAGACTTCACAGCTCGTAATCATTATTTAGAAGAAGGCACGATTGTGAAATTATATGCATATAAAGAAACGTGGAAAGTCATAAGAAATAATGACCCTTATGAATTCCGCGAAATATATCTATTAATAAACAATAAAGGTAATTATACAAAAGCACATCGTAGCGATATAGAACTTATCTACCCTAAGAGTAAAATACTATCAGCCCTATTGGAGAGTGTAAAATGAAAAATATTTTTGATGAGATAGAAAAGGCAACTGACCTATTAAATAAAAAATGGATGAACGATGAGGCTAAAGCTAAAACAACAGCTAAAATAACTGATATGAGAAAAAGCATAGATGAAGTTGTTAAAGAAGCTCTTCATACTTATGATATTGGAGAGATAATAGATACACTATATTGGGAAGGTGTTAAAACAATTGATATAGTTGCTCATTATGGTAATCAATCATATGCAACTGTAGAAATCAAAAATGAAACATTCTCAATAGTTGTAAATCTCGATGAATACAAATACTACATAGTAGCAACAACACGCATCCCAGAGCCCTTAGAGGACGTGGCTAAAGCCCTTACCCTAAAGCTTAGAGATGGCATCTTAAAACTATTGAAGGAGGAATAACAATGAAAAAAATAATTACAATAGCAATCATTTTATCACTATTAATGGTAATGATATCATGTGACAACAATAAAGGAACTAATTATGATTATGAATCAAGATTTATATCATTAAATATACGTTATGAAATCACAGACGGTAAATTTGAAATTGTTGTA